AACCAATAAAACCACAGATGCCAATAATCATATTATGATTGTATGACTAATATATTGTTCTGTCAATATCAAATTTAACCTATAACCCAGGTTAATGGAGCCGACCCGTCGACATAATTCTTAATGTCTTCTTCTAACTTTTCCATTTCGGCTTGTGCTTCTGTTTTTAGTGCATCACCGTTAAGACTGGTCCCGCCTTGCGGGCCTGCAATAGTTCCAAATTTACTGCGAGCTTCGCCAACAATACGTTTAGCAAAACTGTAAGCATACTCTTGTAGCCAAGGAAATATCATGTGATCATTCATTAGCATTACATCAGGTTTGACATTGTAAGTGCGTAACAGTATTACTTCTGCCGGCGCATCTGTAGCAGGGCTGCTTACACGAGTTTTGCTTAAATCAAACCCTGTCACTGAAGTGGCTCCTAGATTTTGCGCAGCAATAAATGTAATACTAGATGTTGCGGGATTTACGGCTGTGGCCATATATGTCCCATTGTAACCCGGAACAGGACACTCGTTGATTACAATGCTGCTACCAGCAGCCACTGGTGTTGGTACAGAAGTAGTTATTGTAATGGTACTACCAGCAGTTAACCCTGATGCAGTTAGAGTGTTTAGTCGAATATACGTGGCATTAAGGTCTGGAATTTTACGGATTAATGTTAGTTTGCGTGTGGCCGCATTCCAAGTAAAATCCATGTAACCACCGAACATCTTCATAGCCAACTCTTGATACCCCGTAAACAGTTCGTAATTAACTAGGCCGCCTACACGACCTGCTACCAACATATAAGTGTTCAAGTAACCTGAAGCAAACGGTTCAAATTGACTGGCTGTTGTTCCTGTGACACTGCCAATGCCTCTGCGAAATATACTACGCACTGTCATAATTTCTTGTGGTAATATGTACTCCTGCGTGTTGGGCAATAATTCTAAAAATGCGTAACTTTCTTCTTGGCTATTTTGTGCTCGTTGACGATACTTAACTAACGCTTGCTTGATGGCCATTTCATAATGTTCTTTGTCCAGCTCTACGTCAACAATTTGATCAGCCAGCCGTAGTCTAATATAATCGACTATTTCGTTCTTTTTTAAAGAAAGACTGTCTAGATTAGTAGGGTCAAAGGCAATTTGCCCTGGGCCGCCGAGGTTGTCTGTAATTAATGCACCCGTTGCATTTAAGCCTGTTTTAAGTGTAGCCATAAAAAGTCCTGTGCAAGTATTTATGCACAGGACCGGTTGGACTAAATTGGTTAAGCTACACGAAGCAACAGAGTGTCGGTGTTGATTCGGCCATTGAGTTTGACTTCCACAGCACGTATATCTTTGATAAATGTACGCAGTGCAATCTTGCCAGCTTTGGCAAATTCTTTAAGTTGCTCTTCAGGCTTACGCAGTGTTTTGGCCACACTTTTGTCTGGGTCGTAACCAACAATTGTAGTGCCTTTGATATTCAGCGTTTGATAACTGCCAGATACATATTTGCCCAACTTGCGAGTTTTGTTGTTGTAAATCCAAAGCTCTGCAGCACCAACAATGTCAGCAGGATTAATACTAACAATTTTCAGTGCTTTGTCATCTTTGGCATACTTGAGCTTGGCAATTAGCTTTTCTTTGCTAGGAGCCTTTTTAACTCGAGCTTTCTTTGAAGCCTTTTTAACTCCACGATACTGCTCAATAGCCGACAGTAGGTCGTTAATCCACCCAATATGCTTTTTAAAATCGGCAGACTTGAAATGACTGTAGCCTTCTTTGAGCTGTGGGTCTGATTTGCTTTGTGCCAGCTCTAGTTCATCTTTGCGTTTAATGTAAACTGCTTCGTATTTGCTCAATTGGGCCTGCGGCACATTTTTAGAAACCAGCCAGTCGTAAAATTTAACAGTGTTTGTATTCAGCTCGTCGTAATAGCCTTCTAACTCACCAATGAGTTCGGCAGTCTTTTCGCTAAGACGATCCTGAATAGTAGGGCGAGCAGCTACCTGCGCAGGAGCCAACACTTCTTCTACAACCTCTCCACGACTGCGATGAATAACTTCTATAATGGCTTTATCAAGATACTCAATGTGACGAGCACGAAAAGGCATACCTTGTCGATGTGCCATAATTAGACTGCAGGCAGTCATTGGCAACCATTTGTCGTTGGCTCGCTCAAAGGCACGAATTTCATCTTTGTCAAATTCAGCAGTACGCCGCATCCAGTCAATTACGTACTTTTTGGTATCTTTTTGACTGTAATAATAATTGTAGTAATAAAAACTCTTGCGTAGCCAGCTGTCAAACTTTTCGTCGTTCCAGTCCTTAGCATCTTCTGGCCAAACTGGCTCTGTGCCAGTGTACTTTTCGTCAGCAAACAAAGGATTGCGAATTTTAGGTACTTTGGCTTTAATTTTAACGCCGGCAACTGTAGCCATCAAAAACTCCTTACTGTAATTTAGCAATTGTAGCAGATTTTGGGCCAGTTGTCAAGCTAAAACATTAGTACAGCCATTATAGACCACTGCTCAAAAATAGTAACACATTCGTAATACTCTTGTTCTAATGTTTGATATCGTGCTGTTGTGTGTTTGAGACGACGACACTCAACAAATTCTTTGTCCAAATTTGCATACGCCAGCCTGGCGTTTTTGTAAAATTTATACATTTTGCTCTTTGGCACCATGCCCATACTTTGCCACTGTGCATAGCATTCTTCTAGCTTTTTTCGATTTTGTTCATGGCGATCCAGCATAGTGTAATTATGCATCCAAAAACTTAGTTTGTCAAGTCCATAAATATACAAATAAGGATATCCATTTTATGCCTCGTTTAAGCCTTTGGCGTGATAATCATTCGAACGACTACAAGTTCTTTGACCGTAGAATTTCGGAAATGTTCACTGTGGGCGGCACCGGCGTGCTACTTCACAAGTACTTAGGCACACGTAACCAAGGTAATAACGACGTTACACAGCCCGAATACACTAATCAAAGCGAACAAAATATTCAAGATATGCTGTTCTTAGAAAATCGCGATCGCATCTACGATACTACAGTTTACTCAATGCGTGGAATTTATCAAGTGTCAGACAGTGACTTTGATTTAACACAGTTCGGATTATTTTTGGCCACGGGCACGTTGTTTCTAACTTTCCATATTAACGATATGGTTAATACTGTAGGTCGTAAAGTTATGAGCGGGGATGTAATTGAGCTAATGCATCTTAAGGATTACGACGCACTCAATGATATACCATTGGCTCTTAAAAGATTTTTCATTGTAGGTGACTGTCAGCGAGCCAGCGAAGGTTTTAGCCCAACTTGGTGGCCACACTTATGGCGTTGTAAAATTAATCCACTGGTCGACAGTCAAGAATACAAAGACATTCTTAATAAAATTGAAACAGGTTCAAACGGTGAAGAAATGGTCCTTCGAGATGTAATCAGTACTTATAATACTTACAACAATATTAATACTGCTATCGTTCAACAGGCAGAGATTGATGTTCCAAAAAGTGGGTACGATACTTCTGGAATTTTTATTCAGCCGCTAACACCAAATGGCCAAGCAGCGGCTAGTCGTGTTGTTACTGCCGATAATGCAGACATTAACACCGTACTCGGTGCCGATGCCAGTGATTTGCTAACTACAGACTTGGCAAAAATTAGTCCAGATGCTAAAGTAAACGGATACTTAACTGGCGACGGTCTGTCTCCAAATGGTTTTCCTGTGGTTACCGGAATCAGTTTTCCTTCTGAGCCAACTACCGGCGACTATTGTCTACGACTGGATTATGTGCCCAATCGACTGTTTAGATATGACGGAAAACGTTGGGTCAAAATTGAAGACAATGTTCGCAGTCAATTAACTCCTGGTTTACAAAATAAAACTCTTAAGAGTGGTTTTGTCAACAACGACCGTACATTCACCGACAATACTGGCACACACAAAGAACGCCAAGGACTTAGTCAAGTTCTTAAACCCAGGGCTGATAATTAATGAGCTACACTACTTTTTTCTACGATCGACAGATTCGCCGTTTCCTTACACAATTTATAAGGATAATGAGCAATTTTCAAGTTCAGCTCAGTAATGACGATGAAGGCAATGCTGTGTATCAGCGTGTACCAGTTTTTTATGGTGATGCCAGTAGACAGGCCAGTCAAATTTTAAGACAGAACAGCGAAAATACCATTAAAGCTGTACCAGCAATGGCTGTGCATATTAATCAACTTACCTACGATCGAGAACGTGTTCAAGAACCTAACTTTGTTAGTAAAATGAACATACGGGCGCGAGCATATGACGAAGCCACTGGCGCTTACACAGATCAACAGGGCGGCGCTTACACCGTTGAGAGACTAATGCCTGTGCCATATAAATTAACTTTAAAAGTTGATGTTTGGACCAGTAATACTGAACAAAAATTGCAACTACTTGAGCAGATTATGATTATGTTCAATCCTGCCATGGAGATTCAAAGCACCGACAATTATATTGACTGGACCAGTTTAAGTTACGTATTGTTAACAGACATTGGATGGAGCAATCGTAGTGTGCCAGCCGGCACTGAAGAAACAATTGACATCGCTACGTTAACTTTTGAATTGCCAATTTGGGTCAGTGCTCCGGCTAAAGTTAAGCAATTAGGTGTAATACATCGGATTGTTAGCAGCATATTTGAACCCGGAGATTCTGATGATTTAACTTTGGCATATGTTCATTTAACTTTTGATAGTTACGACCTGATCTACCAAGGCAACACATTAAAAATTCTTAAGAAAAATGACCTTTCTGCCACAGAAGATAAAATCACGGCTGACATTAATATTAGAACTACACACAGTTGGCAAGCATTAGCTACGCAGTATGGTGGGATTAGAAATGGTATTAGCCGAATCAGGCTTATGCAGCCCAACGGCAGCGAAGTTGTAGGCACTATAGCATTACACCCCAGCGACGATACATTGTTACTGTATACTCCAGACTTAGACACTGTACCAGCAAACACATTAACTGCTGTAGATGCCATTATTAATCCACAGAGTATTAATGTTAACAGTAATTTGTTAAATCCAGCTGCTGGTACTAGATATCTACTGTTACATGCTGTAGGACACCCAGACAATGCCGACCCGGCACCAGCATGGAATTCTTCAGGGTATCCTCAATTGATTGCCAATGCCAACGATATAGTAGAATTTAATGGCATTTATTGGACTGTGGCATTTGACAGCCAAGCATCAACTAGTGTAGAATATGTTACTAACATGACCACCGGAGCTCAGTACAAGTGGGAAAACCATACTTGGGCTAAAAGCATCGAAGGTCGTTACGGCAATTCACACTGGAGTTTAACAATTTGATTGAAGGCACTGGAGCATTAATATACAGTATTAGTACTAAAAGATATTTGTTTCTGCTAAGGAATGGAACAAAATATGCTAATACCTGGGGTTTACCTGGCGGCAAACTAGAACGCGGAGAAACTGTAGCTAAAGGGCTGGCCAGAGAAATTGAAGAAGAATTGGGCGGAGTAATTGCCGATGCTAAGTTATACCCAATTGAAAAATTTACCAGCGACAATAACAAATTCACTTACCACACATTTTTAATACCCGTGGACGAAGAATTTGTACCTGTATTAAATCACGAGCACAAAGGCTACGCTTGGTGTGCAGTTGAAGATCACCCAAATCCCTTACATCCGGGTGTATGGCGCACTATTAGCTTTAATGAAGTTGTTGATAAGTTAAAGACTGTGCAGCGAATACTAAATCAAAGTGTAAAGTAACTTGGGTAATAGCGCACTAACCATGCCATGGCTTCGTCTTGGTTAACAAATCTATTGCCAGTATCGCTGTTGAATGGTTGACTAACTTCATGCTTGCCGTACGCATAGACATCTAATACACCACTGCTGAATGTTACTCTGATAAATTCCTTTAATCTCATAAGGGCTGCCTCTTTAAAGTATTTATCGAAGATATTTTAGGAATTCAGGTTGCACATCATAATTTAATGTACTTGGACTATCCCAAATAGTGCTTTCTCTCAGCCAACAAATAGCCGGAGTAGGCATCATCAGTGCCAATGGTATTTCTGTTTCAGTATCGCCGGGGTCATTGATTCGCATAAAATAAAAATTATCTATTGCATTTAATACGCCACGATGTTCTACTTCTTCAAGCAGCTTTTCTGCTGTGCGCCAGGTCAATGCGTAGGCATGAGCACCGCTGTGTCGACGAATTGGTATTATTTTATTTGGACAGCCGGCACTTTGAAAATCGTAGTTGTGTGCATTAACATACTTGTAACCTAGTGCAACTATGGTATTTTCTGGGATTTCTAAGTCCACAGGGTGTAACAACATAGAGTCGTGTTCTAAGATTATTGCGTTCTCTTTTTTAGCAACAATTGTTTCCCAAATAGCGTAATGACTAGCAGTAG